TCGTGACAGACGTGATGGTCGGGGCGTCGGGGGCTTTCAGAAGGTCAAAGCCGCCGTCGACGTAGCCGCCTTGGGACGTAGCCATACTAGCCTCCTAACGTCACGAAATGTCCTCGTAGGAGATTATCACCTTGAGGTCGTTTGCGGAACCCGCCGTCGCACCAATCGACTTGTCTTCCTCAAGATAGATCGAGGTGTTCCGGTCGATGACCACGAGCGAGGAGTCAGCCGGGACCGAGACCGTGCTCACGATCTGCGAGGCCGTGCCGCCAAGAGCCGCAGCGGTGTAGTAGTTGATCGTGATGTCGGCGGCGTTGGTGCCGTCCACGTTGGCCACGATCAGCGACTCAATCTTGAAGACCTTGTTGGATGACGCCGCGTTGCTCAACACAGACGTGGCGCTGGTGGAAGTCAGGTCAATCACGGCGGACTTGCCGATGATTGAGGTGACGTTGACGATATTCGGGGCTGCCACAGTTTATCTCCTTATCCAAAAATCAGGGTGAAGGCGATTGCCTTGCCAGCTGAGATGCCCGCAGACGGCGTTGTGAATGTCAGGTTGCCCGAGCCATCCGTGCTGACGACTTGGCCTGCGGTTCCGTCTGCTGTCGGATATTTAAGGCCCGCCGGGTTGTTGATGATGCGCTTAACCGTCCCCGACGCATTCTCTGCGTAGATGGCCATGTCGGCATCATTGATGTTGATCGCGAGTTCGCCGGGGTTCAGGTTGCCAGCGGAAGGCGCGGCACCTGACGTGGTGCTGCGGTACAGCTGAATCGGAGTGTATCCGGTCTGCGGCATTGCTGTTACCTCTTTTCAGGGTTGTTGGCGGGCATTATGCCCTTAAATTCAGGGCAACGCGATAGCTTATTCATCAAAACGTCCCCCCATCCAGTCCGCCCCAGCTCGGCGCGCTCGCACCATTCGACAGCAACACCTGCCCAGCCGTGCCGTTAGCCAAGAAGGCCGTGGCGCCGGAGCCCGTCTGATACGGGATTTGGCTGGCCGCGCCGCCTGCGAGATTGGTGGCTGTCGTCGCACTGGTGGCTGTCGTGGCGCTGGTTGCAGTCGTCGCGGTCGTGGCCGAACCTACGGACAGAGAAGACTGGTTGACCCAAGTCGGAGCGCTGGAGCCGTTTGAGAGCAAAACCTGATTGGACGTGCCGACCGCGCTGAAGGCATACTCGGTGCCGGTGCCGTAAGCCACAGCGCCAGCCGAAGGCACAGCCGTGCCATTCGTGCCGCCATTCGCGATGGGCAGTGTGCCGGATACGTGGGTCGTGAGGCCGATCTTGCCCCAAGCAGGGTCAGCTCCCACGCCGCCGCTGAGCAGAGCGTTGCCCGTCGCAACGTCGGCCAGAGCTGCCAGCGTCGAGGACGAGGAGGCATAAAGCAGGTCGCCTTGGGTGTAGCTGGTCAGCCCCGTGCCGCCATAGGCCGCAGAAATGGCCGTGGCATTCCACGTCCCGGCGGTCAGGGTGCCGACACCCGTGATGCCCGTGTAAGACCCGCTGATGCGAGCCGAATCGACCGTGCCAGATGTGATCTGGCTGCCAGCAATCGCGATAGGGGTGCTGGCAGCGGCAGTCAGCTGCCCTTGGGCATTCACCGTGAATGTGCCGACCGAGGACGCAGACCCGTAAGATGCCGCAACAACCGCCGTGTTGGTTATGCTGAATACCGTGCCAGAGAGCGTGAGGCCCGTGCCAGCCGTGTAGGTCGTGCCAGACGCGCCGAACTGCGAGAACACAATCGCGGTGGTTCCGACCGTGATCGGCAGCGGCGTCTGCTGCACCCAAGAGGTGTTGGCGTTGGTGGTGCCAGCGGTGATCAGGAAGAAGTCACCCGCATCAATCTGATTGACGCCAGTGCCGGGGGTGTTGAAGTCCGTCGCGCGGGTCAGAATGAAGGGCGTGCTGCCGCTGCCTGTCTGCGTGACGACGTAGACGCCGTTTTGAGCCCCATCAACTTGGTTCTTGATCAGGACTCGATTGTTGAGCGCGACCAAGGTGCTATCGACCGACAGGGCCGCATTCGCGGTCGCAGTCAGCGTAGCGCCGACGCCAGAAGACCCGTTGTTGTAGGTGCAAGACGGCAGGGCCGCAGCCGAGGCCAAGCGGCAGGCCTGATGGAAGTTAATGCCGGTCGCGATTGAGTCGGCATAATTCTTGTTGACGATGTCGGTGCCGTTCGTCGGCGCAGTCGAGATTGAACCCGTCGTGAGGGTGACGGCATTAATCGTCGTGTTGGTTGCAGAAGTGATCTGTCCCTTGCTGTTGACAGCAATGACAGGAACGACAGCCTGAGAGCCATACGTTCCCGCAGACGCGCCGGACGCGGGCAGGTCGTCGATAACCATTGACCGGAAGCCAGTCGGGCCAGCTGGGCCACTTGTCGGGCCCGCATAGATGACGTTGGCGTTCTGATCGCTGACGATGAGGGCCGAGCCCCACGTCGGGGCACCCGTGCCGCCAGACACCAAAACTTGCCCAGAAACGCCCGCTGGCCCGATGTAGAGGCCGTCTGCCCCGGACCAGACCACGGCACCCGGCTGCATGACCAGCGAGCGGGCCGTGCCGCCATTGTTCAGGCCGAGGATGTTGTCCACTTGGTCGTCATCGGAAAGGTCGATGGCCGGGTGCGTGTGGTCAGCACGCGAGATGTCGGTTGAGACGCCAGCGGACCCGGTCGTGTCAACAGCCAGAGGCGTGGCGTTAGACAGGTTCGCGTTGATCGTCACGTTGCCCGTCAGCGCGCCGCCACCATTCAGGCCCGTCCCGGCGATGACTTCGGTGCTGGTGGGTACGCCACCGCCGCCCGTGGCGGGGATCGTCGTGGCCGCCATGACGCGCCCGGTGGCGTCAACGGTAAAGACCGGAATGTTCGTCGCGTCACCATAGGAACCCGGCGTCACGCCCGAGTTAGCCAGCTGCACCGAACCGACGCCACCGTTGGCGATCGACAGCGTGACGTTGGACGACAGTTGACCGCCACCCTGCAGGCCCGTGCCAGCGATCACCTGCCGCGACGTCGGCACGCCCGCCACGCTCAGCAGGTCACCCACCCGGATTTGGTAGTTGTTGCCCTGATAGACGATCATCATCAGCGAGTTTTCGTCGGCCACGGGGGCGACGGGGAGCTGCGTGACGCGGGTTGGGATCAGATTGCTGGGTACGTCTGACATTTATAGCTCCAAGTATCCGTCACCATCTTCCGTGATGATGAACTCGTTGCCTTGCTCTTGGATCAACCCGGCGGGGCGGGTGTTGATCGGCGTGTCGGGGCGTACAAACGGGAGCACGATCTGGTCCGGTGGGCGAGGGGCGAGTCGGTATGGGTCGTATTGGTCGCGATCTTCCCGGCAGACCATCAGCCCCGGATAGTTCGGGTCCGGCGCCAGTTCGGAAAGAAACATCTTGCGCGAGCAGCGTCCGCAAATTCCGATACCGTATGTCGGCTGTCCAGTAGGGTCTAGGTACAGCGAATTACTCATGCGGTGTACGCCCTAATGCCGGGGTTGATCTGGATCGGCGAGCCGTCATTGTCGCCATCCCACGCACGCTGCATGCTCACAGCCGCGCGCTGCTCCAAAAGAGGCATCAAGGCTGCGTCAACCTGCGGCGTCTCGGCGGCGACCTTGCTGGCCAGACCATCGACGATGGCCTGCAGCCAGCGCTGCGGCACCTCAACCTCCTGCTGCAGGTTCTCGGTGTCCATGATCTGGCGGTGACGCCACAGGATCAGCTGCGCCTGCTCTGCGGCAGAGAACGGCGCGGGCCAAAGATAGACAACAGGCTCCGGCAAGTCGCGCTGGAAGTAGTAGTTGCTCGGGCGACCGGGGAACTGCAGGTTCGACTGGTTCACATACGAGTCGCGGTTTAGCTGGCCGAGCGGGATTTGCTGCGGCAGGTTGCCCAGCGTAATCGCAGAAAAATTCAGGGTGCCACTGGTCGCCACGATCCGGAAATAGGCATAGGCCAGAGCGCCGCTGATGTCGGTCCACGTAATATCGCCAGCCGATGCCGTGACACTTGATGTCCCCACGGTCGTCCACGACGAGCCATTCGTGCTGACTTGGAAGTTGACGGGCACGGCAGCTGCCGACCACTTGATGCCGACCGTGTTTACCACCGTCTGCGTGGTGAAGTTGACGGTGTAGCTGGTGGACGTGGTGACCGAAGCCCCGCTAAGCAACTGCAGCACGCGGTAGTTCAGGTTCAAGACCTCTACGGTGCCCGGCGGCAGCGTGATCAGCGGCTGGTTCTCATACATGGGAAGAATGAGTTGCTCGATGCACCAGCTGGGCGTTCTGATGTTGGCAAGCTCAGAAAGCATCAGGTACAGCGAGTCGAGCGCGTAGGTTTGCATCTCGGCGGTGATGGCCTGAGCGGGCAAACGACAGCGTCTGAAGGCGTGATCTACCACCTTCAGAGCGTTAAACGTCGTGCCGCTCACATTCCCGGAATAGGCCATACTGTCTCCGCTGCGTGATCAAAGCTGGCCGCTGGTTCAGCACGCCTCGGGAGTTTGTTCAGGGGAATTATAGACCAACCCCCCTGAAAGAGAAAGTCACTTCTTTTTCTTGCCCGCCTCGGACATGGCAATGGCGATGGCCTGCTTGCGGCTTTTGACCATCGGGCCAGACTTGCTGCCCGAGTGCAGCTCGCCAGCCTTGAACTCGCCCATGACCTTGCCGACCTTGGCTTCCTGCTTCGGGGTCATGCCGCCTTTGGACATGCCAGCGGGGCCGCCGCGCTGTGACATGTCACGCATCGGAGACGGTGCGGCTTTTGCTTGCGCTTGCATTTGTTGCTGACGCATTCCGCTTTGGGTAAGAGCACCCTTACCGGGAGCTGGCTGAGATACGCGAGCACCAACGGGAGCCCCAGTGCGCGGATCAATATTGTTCCGCATGTCAGCCGCGACCCGCATCTTGTCCGCGCCTCTCTGCATCTCCGCTTGGGTGAGAGCGCCCTGCATGGGCTGGCCGGGACGGCCAAGCTGCTGGCCAGACGTATTCATCTGCTGGTTAGCAGCATTTTGCTGAGCATTTCGAATTGCACTTTGAGATGCTCCGGCCCCAGCATTTTGAAGCTGAGCTGCCGCCGCTGCCGCGCCGCGAGGAGGCAAGCTAGGACGCGCAGGGTTTACTTGGGTCGGGTTAGGACGGCGAGGCGTAGGCTGCTGGCTTGCGGCATTTTTTTGCGCAGCTAGTGCTGCGCCCTGCGACGCCATTTGAGTCATGGCCTGCAGTTTGGGAGAGTTAGCCAGACCCGCTTTTGGCGCGCCACCCTTAGCCATTTTGTTAACCGACCCGCCGCTCTTCATCATTGTTTTAGGCTTCGCAAGATTCGGGGCCGTGTGCATCTTGGTTTCGCCGGGGTTCTTGTTCCCCTCAATGCCAAGCTTGCTCTTGTCCCGGATCATGCCTCCCGCCATCGCCTTGATCATCGGCTCGCTGCGGTTGGTCGGATACTGCTTACGCATCGGCATGTCGCTCTTCAGCTTGGCCTCGTCGTAACGCATCTCCTTGCGGACGCGCGACATCTCCTCGCCTGCATCCTTACGCTCGCTGCGGGTTTCCTGCTTGATGCGGGACATCTCAGCGCGCTCGTTGCGCATCGCGTCCTTGGCCTTAGCCGCACCACCCATGGCCATCTTGGTCAGAGGCTCGCCCTTGTGCATGCTCTTTTCATGCTTGTGGACGGCGGTCTTCACCATAGCCTTGTCTTTGGCCATGTCTTTCTTCATGGCGGCACTGATCATGGCCTTGTCCTTAGCCACATCGGCGTGACCGCCGCGCGCATAACCTTTGACCATAGTTTTCCCGGTCGAGCCTGAGAACCCGCACTCGCTGGGGAACTCAAAGTCTGACACGTATTTCAGCGACTTGCTCATTTCAGACTCCTATCTGAGTGATAACCTTCAATCAGCCGATCCAGTTTCGCGTCCAAGACTTCCAGCCGGGTCATTACCCGGTTGATGTCAGCGTGCACCTCGACCTTGGTGACATATTCTTTGGCGACTTCTTCTCTCGTACGATTCAGCAGTATGGTGATCCGGCTGAGTTCGTTGGATTTCTCCTTCAAGACCCAGCCGATTAGACCCAGCAGAACCGACAGGATGGTGTTCCACAGCATTACCTCTGACATGGCACCCTCTTACGGCTGCGTGCCATAGGTTTTGATGCACTCAAGGACGACGGCGTAGCTGTCACCAGCACTTGCATCTTGCGTAGTGAACAAAATGTCTCCCGTGACTCCCGCACCCGCATTGCTCGGAAGACCGCCAAACGTCGAAAAATCCATGAGATAATTCGAGTTTTGCGGAATGATCCAAGCAAATGCGTCCGTGGTCGCGTCAAACAGAATCCTGACCTGCAGACCGTGCGTGGTAGACCAAATTTTATTGATCTTGACGCCGTTGCAGGCATTACCAGCCGCGTTACGGCTCAGCGTAGAGACATCAATCTTGACGACCCCTGTCTCACCCGTTCCGTCCGAAAGGTTTGTGAACTTGCCAATGAACAAACGCTCACCGTCGAGAATCGTTTGTGAAGTAACCGCGTCAGCCATGACTATCTCCTCAATGAGGAGGGGGCTAGATGCGCCCCCTCGGTTTCACCAATTAGGCTGCAACGGCGCCATTCAGCGCAACGATGTCCCAACCTGCAGCGGTGTAGATCAGCATGGCCGAGTCACCCACGTTGGTGAACGTGATGGTGCTGAAACCGATCTTGGTGGTGGGGGTGAGAACAGCCGAGCCGCCGTCAACCACATGGGAGATGATCTTGATCTGGCCAAGCGAGCCGTTGGCGAGGGTCAAAGCCTGAGCCGAGCCGGTGGTGGTCAGCGAGGTGAGCATGTCGGTCACGTTGACCGCGCCAGCGCCCGAAAGAGCCTGATTGGTGGCGAAGATGTCGCCGGTCACGTTGCCGGTGACGTTGCCAGTCACGCCGCCGATGAAGCCGTTGGTCGAAGTTACCGGGCCGGAGAAAGTTGTCGAAGCCATGGTGATTTCCTCTTGTGCACGAGTCGCCTGTCAGTCTGTGCATCGTCCGCTGGGCCGGTCTGACAAGCTGGGTGTAGTCCCAGACTGGGAATACTTTAGCACATAAGCCTGAGCCTTGACTAGTAGCGCAGGGTCGTCATTGAAGAGGCCCAGAGCCCTATTGCAGTTCGAGCAGAGCAGCGCGCGCACAACGTTAGATTTGTGGCAGTGGTCAATTGCCAAATCCTTGATTTTGCCAGATGCATTGTCTGATGCCTTCTCGGGTTTTCCGCAAATTGCGCAAACATTGTTTTGCTCACGGAGCATCTCTTGATAACGATGAGCGTCCACGCCCATAGATTCCCATTTCTTTTGCTTGATGTAATGAGCGTGGCAAAGGCCCTTAGCGTAGAGAGTGCTGTCGCACTCAGGAATATTGCATGACTTGGCGGGCTTCTTTCTGTCACGATAACGAGTGTGCCCGTGTCGAAGTAACCGCTGATAGTGCATCCTACACAGGCCCTTGGCCTTAACAGGCTCCGAACATCCGTTTTCTTCGCATTCAGGCAATTTCTGCATGACGCGCGCTTTAATCGGCTCACTAGGCGACGATCCTCGCTTGAACTGAGCGTAGTGAGAGAAGCAGTAGCCCCTCGCATGATGCCGCCGATCGCAGCCAGAAACAGTGCAAGAAATGTGTTTTTCTTCCATGAAAAAGCCCTCCCGATGTTTAGGATTGTATCCTAGTATCGGGAGGGCCACTTTGCAAGAAGCCAAAAACTGTTTGTTTTCAGCTACTTATTAGACGCCAGCCGTTCCATAAACGCCACGGGGGTCCGTCCACCCGAACGTATAGCGTTCGGTCGCCTTGTAGCGCATGGAGTCGGTTTCAAAGTCACCTTCCATCGACTTTTCAAGGCCGCGACGCATCAGCAGCTTCAGGCCTTCTGGCGCATCAGTCTGAATCCACCAAGCGGTGGTCGAGGTGATACGCGAGAGGTTGGCTTGGCCGTCCGACAGAAGACCCATCGATTTGACGGGGTTGATGTCGTTGTCGGCGGTGCCGGTGCGCAGAACCGACTTCAGCAGCACTTCGGCTTGGAAGACGTTCGACGGACCCGTCACGATCTTCTTCGGCGTCAGGCGGATACGCTTGCCGTTGTTGTCAACAGCGTTGCGAATCTGGATCAGCAGCTGTTCCAGCGAGGTCTGCGAGAGAGCAGCCGGGGTGGTCAGCTGGTTGCTGAAGGTGCCGTTGACGATCGGGTGCGAGGCGCTCACCAGAGCCACACCGTCGCCGCCCGGATAGGCAGCGTTGAAGGCGCGGTTCAGGATGTTGGCACCCAGCGTTTCCTTCGTTTCGATCAGCGACTGAGCCAAGTGCTTGGCGTAGGTCTGACCGATACGAATGTGATCGCCGTCCTCGACAAGAACCTTGGTCAGCGAGAACGCCAGACCGTAGACCTTGTAGAGGTAGCGCTGCAGGAACAGCACGCCGCCGGACTGGTAGGACACAGCCATGCCGTCGGGCAGTTCCGGCGCAGCGCCAAAACCATAGAGCACAGGCTCTTCATGGTAGTTGCGCGGAATGCCTTTTTGCTCACGGAACACCATGTTCCATTCGTCGGCGCGCTGATTGTAGACGCCGTCGAACACTTCGTTAAGGATGGGCTCGACTACTGACCGAAAGTCAGTACTGCGCATAGGGGTAGCCATGGTTCAAGCCCTCCTTAGATGCTGTTGACAGCGGCCTTGTACGCGGCTTCGTTCAGGCGAACGGTAACCGTGACATAGGCATCAGTCAAAGAGTCGTTGATGTTGTATGCAAAGCCAGTGATCTGGAACTGGCCAGAGGTCGACTGAATTGCGGTGAGTTGGGTGGTGGACAGACCCGTCTGGGTCGAGCCACCCGGCGAAGCCACGGTCCAGTCGCACTCTTCGCCGACAGCGGTTTGCACCGTGGTGCCTGCCGAGGGGTTGGTGTACTGAACGTCGTACAGCGTTTCCGGGTCATCGTACACCCAAGCAACGATTTCCGTGCCGGTGGCGCCCGAAGGCCAGAAGGGGCTGATGGTCGGCTTGCCCGAGGCGTCGAGGTACTGGCAGCCAGCAAAGATACCGAGCAGCGTGATGCCGTCGGTGGTGCCGGAACGAGTACCATCGCTGGTGCCGAGCTGGATAACACCGTTGTCGGTCAGCTTTACGGGGTCACCCGAAAAGATGTTGGCCGCATAGGTGCTAGCGATCGTGTAGGCTTTCGGGCGCATCTGGCCACTGTTGTGGTAAGACGGACGAAAACCAAAGGGTGCGCTAGTCGAAGACATAGTGAGCTCCTGATTGGTCAAAGGGTTGCGTCATGAGAGGTCGAACATCGCCTCTCGGTCGAGCCCCATCTCCATATTGCCTTCCCCAACTTGCAGCTTCGACTTTGAGGCGCGTGCCTGCTGCTCCAAGAACTCAGCCGTGTCGGTGAGCTTCTCCTCTTCGCGCAGGGGTGCGTGATGGTGCGCCTCAAGCATGTACTTCTCATAGAGAGAAATCGGCAGCTTGAACGCGAGCATCTCGTTCACACCGATGAACCCTGCCCAATCGCCTGTCTTCAGCGTGGCATAGTCCCAGCCGGGAATGTCTTCCGGCTTCACGGGTTCATAACCCAATCGCATACGCATATGGATTGAGTCACGCGGGTTGGTGGTCGTCAGCCAGCACATGTGCCAGCCGGGGATTTTTGGCAAGTCCGGTAGAGAGGACTGAAAAAACTGCTGACGGAACATCTCAACCCGCTCATCATCGGAAATCTCGCGATTTTCAGTTACAGCGCGGTCCTGCAGCGCTCTGTTTTCGCGGCCTTCTCCAGCGGATTTCTTTAGTCGTTCGTCGGTCATGCTACTCGCTCCTTCCAGCGATTGAGTGAACTATAAGTCGGGATGGCTAAAAACACAATCCCGGTCAAGAGCGGTTCTGCCGATCGTACTCGGCGTAGCGCTTGACGTATTTTGAGCGCAGTACGGGGTCATCCCACACTCCGGCCTCAATGAGAGCCTGCTTGCGCTCGGGGGAGACGTAAATCTCCTTGCGAGTGCTGGCGGGGGCGTGCTCTCGGCCCGACCCCACCGCAGGGCCACCACGAGGCTCGCGGCGCGGCTCGTTGCGGTCTTCTGCGGCTCTCTTGGCAGGCTTCTGGGCGTCGAACCGCTCGGGCAGGCGGCGTGCCGCACGGCGGCGCAGCTCGTCCCAGTAGTCTGCGGAGCGCGGATCGTAGCCGTCCTTGGAGAGCGACTGGTCAATCGCGATGACGATGGCTGAGTCTTCGTCGCGGCCCTGAGCATCATACCATGGGTTTTCCGCGATGAACTCTTTCGCATAGGTCATCGTGATGTCGTCGATCTGCTGCGGCTGGGGCCGCTGCGCCGCGAACTGGTTCTTCTGGGAGTTCAACAACTGAATGCGGGCCAGAGCCTGATCGCGATAGCGCATGGCCTGCGTGACGTCTTCGCCGTTGCCCGCCGCCACCGCCTTGGCGATGACGCGCTCAGCCATCTCAGCCTCTTTGGACGCCTGAGAAATCTCGGCGTCAAAGCTGCTCAGGTCCATCTTGTGCGTGCGCTGCTCTTGGGCCGACACGCGGCGCTCAAGGTCGTCATTGCGCTTGCGCAGGAAGTCCAGCTCCAGCTTGTCACGCTTGATGGCCTCATCGCGGCGCACCTTGCGTTCCTGCTTTTCCTGACGGCGGCGCTCGCGGATAGCCTCGCGCTCGTCTTCGGTGTCATCGTCGCCGGATCGAGCTACCTGCTCGTCATCCTGATCGTCGTCATCGTCTTCATTGTTCTGCGAGAGTTGGCTCTCGTCCTCGACAATGACGATGTCTTCATCATTGTCGTCGTCTTCGCGGAGTGCTTCAGGCATC